TGGGCTGCTGCTGCAGCTTTTGTTGATGACCTGTCAGAATTTCATGATCTAATAGCTTTATATGCATATGGCAATTATGCTGTTAGAGATGGCGCTCCTAATCCCACAGTTGATGCCCAACTGTTAAGAAGAGAACAATCACTTATAAGTTATCTAAGCCATGGAAGATCTCAAGAAGCAGCTAACCATGTGAGTTATATACCATAATGGCTGTCAAAGGCAAAGAAGTAGAACTCCTAGTTGATGGGATGAATGCAGATTCAACTCACAAAGGCGCCTATATCCAGAATATGGATAGGCATATTAACTGGAAAGTTCGCAAAGGGTTTGGTCAAAACTCCCAATTTGATACAACAATAGGTTGGGATGACTGGGAATTTATCAAGCATGTTGGCTCTAGATATATTAAAACTAACTTTGGGCACGAACAAATTATCACTATTGGTTTAATTAGAACATTTACTGGTAGCCTAGGAGGCAAGGATACTGTCAATATTGTATCTAAGTCAAAACGAGTAGGACAATACGTTCTAGCCTATATGGTATCAATTTATGATATCACCACAGATGAAGTATGGGAAGAGATAGTACATCCAAATACAAATAACGTTGCTCTAAATGGTAGTAACTGGCAGGGTGATACTAACAATATGAGAGATCTAAGGGGTCGTTATGAGACATACTTCCAAGATGATATAGAAACAAACCTATTTGCAGACTCTGATGCTGCGTTCTTCTTTGAAGAGGTTAATGACACACTTTTCCTAGGTGACTCTAGGACAGGTATTTTAGCTTATATCCCAGCAGTATTTGAAGGATCTCGAATTCAATCAACGGATGGTGTGCGTCACAACGATTGGGCGCTTGGTTACTCTGAATCTTCCAGACTGCGAAGAGTTGCGCCCCGTGATGGTGACTTTGCTGATGCATACGCTTACCTAACAGAGACTGAATTTCCCAACCCTATTGACATTACCTCAGTGTTAAATCGTATTGTTTATGTAGATAAAACTACAGTCTACTTTAGTGATATTGGTAATCCCACCAGCATCATTGCTGATAATATACTTCGAATATCTTCAGAAAATCCAATCACAGCAATAAAAGAGTTGAATGGCAATCTTCTTATTTTCACAAAGAATGAAACATTTTATTATCAGCCTTCTGTTGGAGTTATAGTCTCAGCAGGTAGATTACAGAAAGTTTCTAATCAAATTGGCTGTGTTAGTCCAAACACAATTGTTACTGCTGAAGGCTCTGCTTTATGGATTGATACAAATGGTGTATATACGACCAGTAATGGCATGTCAATTAATACCATATCAAAAGGTATAGAGAAGCTTTTTACTGATTATATCAGCAATCCTCTTTCAAATTTCTTTAATAATAGTGGTATCATATCTAACGCTTCTCTTGGTACACTAGATCAGGGCAATCTGATTTTTAGATTTGATTCTGAACAAGTAAATATCACCTTTGATCATATAAGAAAGAGCTTAATATTTTCTATTCCTAAAGAAAATATAGCTATGATTTGGAATAGTGGTGGTTGGAGTGTGTGGAACTTCGAATCAATTGCAGCTACTACTAACCCTGAAGCTATAAAGAACGTTGATAATCCATGGTTTGTCATGGGAGAAAACCAGTTATATCTAATTGGATCTCCTGACAGATATAATATTACTAATGCTGCTCGGTTTATTACTGGAAAGGATGGTACCAATCCAGCATCTACTAGTCTAACTAATCAACCTACTACACAAACACAGGGTGGTTCATATTACATATTAGAATATGGGAGAGGAGGATCTCCTGATAGAACTGTTATTGCAAAGAATAATGGTACTAGCGTACAATATACAACAAAAGATAGGGTTGTTGAGGACCGTAGAGTTGCTCAAGGACGCTGGTATTTCAATCCTGATGGCGACTATAATACAGATAACAACACAACTAGACAAGGGTTATTTGAAATTGGTGAATGGGTACCAATTAAAAAAGGTACCCTATTACCTAGAAGCAGAGCAGGCGTTCAGAATACAGTGCTATATGATAAATCATTTTTAGTACCAGTATACTTTACACCTGATACGTCGTGGAGTTCATCAGCCCCTAGTGTCGCAACAGATATAGCTGCTTCATTTCCTGGCTTACCCACTGACTTGCAACTCAATTTTGATTTTGATAATGTGCATTGGGCTTTCTATTTTAGAGAAAATAGCTTAAGCTCACTTGATGATTATTATCAGATTAATGCAATCTTCCCTCCTGAAAGAGTACGCTCAATGGGTGGATGGGGATCCGATACATCTGCTCCGGTACCGGGATCACACGGCATCTTTGTTAAAAAAGGAGGAGGTGGTGGTGGATGGATACTTGGAAGAGATGGTTGGCAAGTTGATGCTGTCTTTAGTCACGATCAGATTAGAGCTTTAGCATCATATCAGTATGATGGAATGAATGTTAATAGGAGATATAGAAACCTATTGATGTGGCTTCCAATCTATTATACCGGGGGTAATCTCACAGGTACTAATGCTCAGGGCACTTCTTATCCTGCAGATGGAGCAAATGATGTTATGTCAGCAGGAATTACAGGACTTGCTGCCTATTATTCTAGAACTGCTACTGCTGCCGGCGCTAATCATGCGAGTTATGGTACCCAATTTTGTGACTTCTTTCACTTTGAACCTTCCTATCTAGATAAGACGTGGAGGCAAGGTAAATCTGCTGGAGGTACCGTACCCAATGAAACTTGTGATCCTCAGCAACCTATCGATTGGGTTTATAAATCAGACCAAATTGGATTAGAAGAAGCAGCACAAGTAAAGGCTAGAAGCTTGTGGCTTAGAGTCAAAGCTCATGGAGTTGCAACTACCGGTAAAGCCCGAGAAGAATCTCAGTGCATATACGGACAATTGAATGCTGTACTGGGATCCGACTGGAAAGACTGGGTATCTCAATTTATTGATTACCAAGATACTGAAATAAATAAAGATATTCAAAGTATTCTTGATGAGAATACCGGTGTTAATGCCAATAATATCAGAAGCAGAATATATGATGCTTCCAATACCGTTGGAAAAAAGACCTTCCACAATCCCTCTATATATTGGGGTAGTGATTCAGCATCTTCTAGAGGAAACTATCTTATTGATGATGAACAATATGATACGATTTGCATGTCAACATCGGTTAAAGGTGAATACTTTTCATGGATGCTTTTTGGACATATGCAAGCTCCGGGGGAATCATTAGAAATTGAGTCTGCAAAGGCTACAATTCGTCCCGCAGGTGGTAGAAGGAGGAAGGGTAGATAATGGCTAAAGTACGTGAATCAAATATTGTTGAACAAGAAGATAAACAAGTTCAGAATAATGCCTCTATTCGTGAAGCGTGGAGATCAGATATTGATTCGCTTGAGGTTACAACAAGAAATAATCCAGTACAAGAGCCAAAGAAAAAGAACAATATAATCACACTAGGTGCGGGTGAACATGGTGGTATGAAGCTTACCAAGCCTACTACTAAGATTACTAGTAATACTGGTGCTACAATATCTAGACAAGTTGTGATTGAACAAGATGGTACAGAAACACCCTCAACAATGTTCAACGGTGTTACCTTTATTTCCAGTAGATCTAACCCGGGTAGAAACAACTCCTCTATCTTAGTTAACATCAAATCAGGTTATGCTGTTTTCAATGGTTGTACCTTTATAAAGGATGCATCAGACCCACTAGACAATGCTGGTACTGGTTGTTATGTTGCTGTACAAGAAGGTGCATATGCTACTTTTAGTGGTTGCACATGGACTACAGATACTAGTACACGATATCCTGTTGCAGGACCTGGGGATGCTGTATTTAATCATGGAGGGAATCCTGCGCAATACTGTATAATAATTGGTGGGGTTAATGATACTGGTATGGCAAATGCTACTGCCTTTAATAATACTTCGATTCAAGCCATACCAATAAGGATAGTATAATGAGTAATAGAAAAATAACTAAAGAACAGTTTACTGATGGTACTACGATTGATGGCACTCGTATAGAAAAAGCCCTAGATGATATTGCTACTAGATTTAATAATGTAGAAAAAGGTGATTTAGAAAAGCGGTTTACACAGACTCAATATGTTATGGGGTGTATGCCATGTAAAAGAAGTTACTCAGGCGCCGAGGATAATGAAACTGTATTACACTTGCAGTGGCTTGATGATACAAATAGTGACAGTCAAGTAGTCGATGCCGCAACCGATGCTCCTGATAAGTATGATAATAGATATAGAGTTAAAGGATTTGGTACTGAGGGGGGTGATCTGTGGACAACACCTTTGATTTTTAAGAAACCGGTTATTGTAAAAGATATACACGTATTCTTTATAACAGACTTTTATGATTTTGGTACTGATGATTATGCTATCTTTCATGATGAAGAAGCCCATTACCAAGATCTAGATGCTCCTTATCATCCGCTTAAATGGACTGATGTACTCTTACATGTAGACTCTCCTTATCAATCAGAAAAACGAGCATATAACCTTAAAGAATTATGTCGGCATGACTTTGAAGAGCAAGCCTATACTCTTAATCGTTATCAACAATATCCTGATTTTGCTGGTAAAGGTAGAGTTGGGTTTAATGATATGTTACCATTATTCCCTAGAACTACAAATAATAGTAAGGCAAATCAAACTCCTATTAATGGATTGGCAATTAACTTAAGTGATATTAATACACCTATTCCTAGAGATTCTAGGATTAGATTATCAATCCAGCCACCTAAAACACAAAGTTCAGCGATGCGTCCATTAGGATTCACCAATCAATATTATTCTGTAGTCTTGACAGTATATGAGGAGATAGTAGAATAATGGCTAAAATAGATCGCAGTAAAAAGAAGCTAATAAGAGGTGTCAAACTTACAGTTGATCACACTTATGATGTATTAAATGAAGTAGGTGAGGGACTAGAACGTGAGATCGTAGCTGATCAAATGAAGCATGATCACTCCTATTTCAGACTTAATTATCAACTTCCCATTGCAACACCATGGACTTCTAGCGGAGCCTCCGATTCGACTAGGGTTGATCAGTGGTCATATCAATTTGGATTTGCGTTGCCACCTACTCAAGATCATTTTAATAATCTAGCACAATTAAGTGCAGATACTCCAATTCCTATCTTAGATGAGATATCTTTTGGTTTTGATCAGAGGGATGAAAACTGTCTATTAGAAGGACCACCTAGGCAAATTAGTGGACTCGTAGAACTAGAAGATGGTAAGATGGTATTTAAAAGTGAAAAAGATTCTTCTAGTATTGAATTTGTAATTTTCTCTAAAGCACAACAAATCTGGGATAGTGGTACAAAAGATTATTCGAATGATGAAGTACTACGCCTAGAATTACCAGCGTCAGCTTACATGTCCAGTATAGCCAAACTTAATCCGTTTGCTGTCGGTGATCTAAATAAAGCATTTAATCCTTATAAGTCATATTTGCTAGCAGTTAAATTAAATAACTTCTGGTATGACTATAGCGAGACAACAGAACAGCGAATGGAAGTTGCATCATTAACAATATCTCTTAAGTTTAAAATGAAGCTTCTAGAGCCTGATATTGCTACTGCAGCACTAACATTGCCAAACTATCCTAAAGCACAATTAGATAATGATATAGGTGGTTTAGACAACTTTCCAGGGAATAGGGATGATTTTTCATGGGTATCTAAAACCCCTAACGTTGCTACAGCAGAAAGACTTATTAGTGCTCAAGCAAACAACGACGCCGCCGAAGGTGGTGACGTTCCCGGGATAGGTACAACGATATCCGATATTGATAGAGAATTTACAAATAAGCTTAGTGGTGGTTGGAGTGAGTATGGATTATGCGCTACTGATCAACAGGTAAAAGCAGAAGCTGCATATGAAGTAATATCAGTGCCTTTATTTTGTACTGGAATTCCCGCATGTCAGGAAGGTGGAAGTGTTGGTGCTGGCGATCCATACTATATTAAAACCCAATTAAGATATTCGGATGATGATGGATCTAGCTCTGGTGGTAATTCAGAAAATACAGAATTTGATCGAAGAATTATTCCTATTAAAAATCCATTATTAATCCATGAAGTACTCTTGTGGTATGGAGGTACTATTGATGCTGGTGTGGACATTAATGTAGGAGTTGGTATTGCAACAGGACTTAAAGGTGATCAACATGATTATCAACAAGTTGCTTATATGTCAACTAATGGTGTTGATATTGCAGATAATGTTATTGATACATGGAGGGCTGGGATTACTGAACCTGAATCTCTTAAGATTGATAGAAAAAATGTTAGGTGGGTATCTGGAAAATTAGTTAAAATACCTATAGTATGGGGGAATGATGCAGCAACTAGAACTACAACTTATCCTGTACAAAATGACTTTGGTGGTCGACCTTTCTATGTAGGCAAAGGTACTAATATTACTGCTGATAGGACAAATGTTGGTGTAGCAGGAGGTGGTACTCCAAACTTTAGTCGTGCCTCTGGTACCGAACAGTGGATTGAAGTAAGAATGACATTAGATCCAAGATCTAGTTTCTTAGGAAATCAGCAGATGTTGATTCCACCACAGGGGTATTGGGTGTATCTAATCTGTAAAAAGACTTTATGCTAAATCAGGATATATAAGAGGAGGAGTTATAACTATGGCAAGTCAGGCAATGAGAAAACTAGCAGCAGAAAAAGCAGCTTCTAGAGAAAGGATGAAAGAAAGAGCTAGGGCACAAGAGGGTTTGGCTCAAGAATCTGCAAGAGTTATTGGTGCTGGTGAAGATGTAGCTAGAGGCGCCATTAGACAACAGGCAGCCCAAGGATTGGCTGCTGCTATTTCTGCTGGCGGTAGCGGTATGGGAGGCGGTATGTTAGCTGGAGCTAGGCAGACTGCCCTATCTGCTGGACAATTAGAAGCATCAGAAATTCAGGGTATTAGAGAGAGAGAAGCCGCTGGTTTGGAAAGAGCAGGACAAGTTGGTCTTGAAGCTGAACAACTAATAGCAGAACTAGGATCCCGAGAGGCAGAAGCTCAACAGAAGCGTGTTGATTATGAGGCTCAAATTCAAGTTATCTTTGCAGCTAATAAGGGAACGTTTAATGACGATGAGGATTCTGCTGCAGCAGCAATTAATAGGCTAGCTGACAATGAAGAGGATCCTCAAATTGCTGCAGAACTTAGAGCAAGAGCAGCAAGAGTAAAAAGCAAAGAAGAGGACTTTTAATCATGGCTAGGATATTACCAACAGGATTAGCTGCACCATGGCAGTATGAAGATAGGAAGATTGTACAGCATACCCCTCAGACTCAGATTGGTCCCGGGGAACTTAAAGCAATCTACAGCCTAGGTAAAACCTTGTGGGACGAGGTAATATCCCCTAACATGGCAGCACTCATTGGTGCCATTGTAAGAGCCAATCAAGCTGAAGGTCCAGATAAACAAGCTTCAGTTAAGGAAGTTAATAGGCTTGCTGCCGTAATGAAGGCAAGTCCTAAAGATATGGAAAAGGCTAAAGAAGCCGCTGCTGAAATAAGAAAAGCCGATCCGGATAGTGTAAGACATAAAATGGGGTATTATGATCCTGTAGCCACACCAGAAGATCTAGCCGCTAGAGAAGAGCGAAGGGCTGAAAGAGCAGGGGATGTGATGACCTTCGACGTAGCAGATCGTGATGAAAAAACAATTGCAGAGGAAAATCTATTTATCGATAAATTATATCTTAAGTTCGAAGATGGATCCTTAACAAAAGAGCGAGCACTTAATTACTTAACTGCAAATTCTGATCGACTAGCTGATTTAGATTATGATATAGAAAGAATTAGACAAAGAGTTAATTCATGGTGGGGAGCAGAAGCACTTAAAGCACCATCTAGAAGTTGGAGCGAAGAGTTAGAAGCTGCTCGAAAGAAGCATCCTCATTTAGATTTAGAAATAGATCCTGAGTCTGGTGAGATAAAAGTTGTCAGGGAGCATGTAGATATATTAAGACAACCTGCGGAACAAGATCCTAGGATCCTTCAGAGAGTACCTTTTATACAACAAACCTCTGAGAGGGTGGCTGAGGCTGAGGCTACAGGTAAACGTGGATTATATGGCGAACCACCGGTATTTGTAGAAGGCAGGATAGCTGCTCCTGATAGAAGTAGCCCATACGGTGCACCTCAATTCGGTCCGTTAACTGGGGGAAGTGGACCGGTACCTCCCGGGGTTGCTCCTGATACTCCGAAGACTCTTACAGATTATGATAGACGCATGCGTGATCTAGATCTTGAACAACTAGAAATTGATAGGATGGCTAGAGAAGCTGCTCCACCACCAGTTGCTGCTCCACCACCAGTTGCTGCTGTTCCTTCTTCACCAATAGTTGTAGCAAGAGAGCCGCAGAAGTACAGTGGTTCTATCTGGGCAAGAGCCATGGCTGCAACAGAACCCGAAGAACAAGAAGCAATTATTCAAGAGTATGTTGATACGTACCAACCTAGGGATATGGGTGAGGTATTGTGGGGCGACGATTACAGAAAGGAAGCTCAGGCTAGACGAATGAAGGACTTTATGGCTGCTGCTAGTAAGTATAAAGGTACTTCACCTGCACTAGAAGAGCAGAGAAAATTAAAGAATGCTAGAATTAAAGCTATGGATATTGCTAGGAGAAAGAAGTATGCACCCCTTACTCCTACTGAAATAGCAGGTCTTACCCCATATGAAGCCGAGGCTTATCAAGAAATCCTAGATGCCAGGAAGGGTCGTGCTGAAACTGAAAGAGAAGAACTCCTTCTAGCAGCCGATCAACTGACATTGATTAGAAGGAAACTAGCCGAGGTTGAAGGAAAAGAAGCCGAGCTTTATTATGCCCAGATGGACGAATTCAGAGCGGCTCAGCGCCATGGCTGGAAGGAAGAAGATCGTGAACTTGATAGGGAAAAGACGAAAGCTCAAATTGATAAGATCTTAAGGGATGCCGATAGAGAGGCAAAGGATACTATTGATAAAAAGAGAAGGCTTGTACAAGCCGCTCTCAGACAACGGGCAATTCGTATTACTAACGAACTTAGAGAGATGCTTGGAAACCCCAGAGTTTATGGTACCGGAATCAATGCAAAGGTTCTAGAGCATGATAAGGTCGTTAAAGATATGGCAAACGTTGCAACTATGGATGATGCTGAGCTTCAAACTTATCTAGATGGGCTATAAAAATGGCTAACTCCCTCACCTTAAGACAAGGTAACGTCGGTGACATCGATGCGATCCTATTCGAAGAAAGTCAAAATTCACCAGAATGGGTTGAGTTTGTCAATAGTATAGGATTACCTCCAGAACAGGTAATATTCGAACTACACCAATTACATAGTAAATGGACTGCAGAAGCCGAAGGAGCTTCTGCTGCAACTGCTGCTGAAAGAGGTTATGCTGTTGGTCCCCGGGTTGGAGCAGGTGGTGGTAGAGTTGAATATAAAGAAGAAGATGTTACTGAGGCAGAAGCCGCAGCTAGAGAAGCTTATATCCGGAAATATGGTGTTGCTCCAACAGGAAGATTAATAGAGCCTGAACGGGTTGAGGTAAGTAGAAAAAAGTATATTCCCGAGGCAGCCACTCAAGAGTTCATTAGCGAACAAGAGGCTAGAGCAAAGACAGAAGCAGAAGCTCTAGATAACGAAGAGGCTCGAAAAGAAGCTGCACTAATACGATATGCTTATAAGCATGGAGGTCTTGCTGCAATATCGGATACGCCTTTACAGGGATTTGGAGGCGTAGCAGGAGGACCCATAGGTTATAAGCCTAATCCTAATCACCCAGACTTTGGTGGTGGTGGGTGGAATGAAGAAAAGTGGATTGAAGATCATAAAACATCCCTAGGCGCAGGGGGACTTATGGTACCTGCTATGCGTCTGGGAGGTGCTGCAGCAGGTGCACTTGAAGAAATTGCTAGAACGGGAATGGAAGCTGTTGCTGTAGTAACACCTAAGCAAGAAGAACAATTACTTCGTGATGCATTAGATGGAAAACTATCATTAACTCCTGAAACATATGACCAGATTGAAAAAGATATTGAGGAAAGGTTTGGTAATGTCGATAGAGCCATGGTTAATTCAGGGCTTATAGATGCTCAACTAGTTGCATTAGAGAACTTCGGTACAGACTTTATTGACACAATCCAGATCCTTTGGCATTTAGTGTCTGAGGGTTTGGGCTTTGAGGATATCACCAAGGCAGATCAAAAACAACTTAAGAATTCCTATTGGAACTATGTTGCCACTCAAGGAGAAAGAGGACAAGAGTTAGGAAGAGGACTAGTCTCTGGTATGGTTGGTGGGATAGGATTCTTTGGAGATCCTCGTAATATACCAAGATCATTAGCCGCACGTCCATGGTTAATGTTTTTAATGTTAAGCCCCATTCTTAAGACCGGTCTTGCTAGAGCTAAGATGCGAGGCACTGTATCAGCAGAACATGCAGCCAAAATAGAAGGTTGGCTTAAGGCTAGTAATGCAATTGAAATTTCTGTTGAAGCGCTCAAGAGACTTAGAAAAGGATATGCATCTGGTCAGGCTTCTAGAATTGGTGTTGATATTGCTCAGTCTCTAGGAATATCACCTGAACTTTCATCAGCATTTTTAAGATGGTGGAATGATTCATATGCTGATGGTACACTTAATATTGAATATTGGAAAAAGCTAGCAATTGAAAAGCCTACAAGAGCAAGATTAGAGGTTGAGCAATTATTTGGCGATATCTATCGAAGAATCAAAAGAGGTGAGGAAGTAGGTAAACCACGATATGAGGGTGACGTACCTCCACCTGCACCTCCTGCAGCCCCTGGTACCCCTCCTCCGCCACCCGGGGAAGTAATAGGTATAAAACCATCAGACATTGTTGAAGTGCCTACAAAGCCTCCTGTACCTCCCCCAGAATCAGGATATGGTCCACCCGCAGTTGAAATAAAGCCGCCTCCGATTCCTAGAGGAGCACGTCGAGCAGCGCTAGAATTAGAGTCTGATCTAGCACAAGAAGCTAAACTTACTCTTAGTGAAAGGGCTAAGGCAAAAGAAGCAGCAGAATATCGGGAAGCTTTCGAAGAAGGACAGATCGATCCACTTACAACAAAACTCAGAGAACCTCCTCAAGGATATTACGAAAGAGGACTAGGCGCTAGACCAGCAACTGATTATCCACTCACTAAAGGATTAGTTGAGTCAGGAAGATATCCCGAACTAACATACAAGAATCTTGAGAGGTTGGATCCTCGTACTGGTGAAGTTGTTGAGAGCAGATTTCCGGGTGAACCTGAATTCTTCCCTAGACCTAAGCCACCTAGAGAGCCATCGACGGCATCGACGGCAAGAGATCTTGATACTCTCAAACAACGGATAAGAGACAACTTGAAAGAGATTGAGGACGTTCAAAGAGCAATTGACGCTAGAACGGAAGGAGGCGTACTTGGTCCAGAACCACTTACTGAAGCGACATGGCAAGCGATTCAGGAAGCATATAAACATATTGATCGTATTGAAGACGTCAACAGAGTTCTTCTTCAACAAGGAGAGCGTTTAGTCGAAAGGGTTAGACAGGAGCGACAAGTCCGTGTGGTCGAACCGAAGATCAAAGATCCTGCTAAAGTTAGAAGGGCAGAAAAGAGAAGGCGTGATATAGAAAAAGATAAGCCAATCAAAGAAGGGGAACCTGATCCTAAATTAATGCGTGCTGGTGTGCCATTACCAGAATTACTTAAAGAATTAGAACCGATCCTTAAGAAGCTAGGAGTAGTCTATGACGGCGCCTGGGGTAAAAAAGATGCACCTCACATGTATGGCTTTACACTTGGAGAAAAATATCCCAAGCCGCAAAAATACTCTTCCTTTAGTGTTCAAGCATCTTTGATTGAAGAACTAGGTATACAGGAAGCATTTAAAAGAAAATATGACAAGCTCATAGAGAGTTATAAAGAACCTAAAGAGTTTCATGCTGGTCTTGATATGCGTGAATTCCTTAAGAACCTGCCATTTACAGGACGTACAAGAACTAGAGCAAAACCTGTAGTTAGCCTGTATAAAGATTTATATGATCATATTCTTGAAACTAGACAAGCTAGACTTGCAGAAGCTGAGAGTAAATCTTTAGAGCCACTACCTGAAGCAGTACGAGCAGCAGCTAGTAATGTAAAAGTACTTGATGCTGTAGTAGATCAGCTTAATTTTATGGTGCAACAATTTAATCAAATGCATCCTGATTGGTCTATTACTTTTAGTAGAGAAGGGCTTAAAATTTTAGATCAATATGGTCCTCAAGGTAGTAAACAGTTATTTAGAGAACCTCCAATGACTGACCTAAGTGTTGGACATCCAGTCCAGCCTATTCTTTCTTATAACTTAACCATGGTTGATATTGTTACTCGCCTTCAAGATCAACTAATGAAACTTAATGCACCTCCCGAAGTTCAAAGTTTTTGGCAACCTAAAGGTGCAACAGTAAAGAGCATTGAGTCGTACCGGACGGATCCGGCTACAGGTATCGCACCTCCGGGTGCTCAACCAATAGAGTTAAGAAGTGAATGGTTTTGGGAGCCTCCAAAAAGACCTCATGTGATATCAACAGGAGAGAAGCAAACAAAGAGAAATATACAAGCAATAGCAGCAATTGTTGAAGAAAGAGTTACTCATGGTCTAGATCCTATTAGTACTGTCGAATTCCACGGTGGAATCCCAATTGAACCACTTTATAAACAAAGCAAAGAAGCATGGGATGCTATGGTTAAGAAGTTGTTTGGTGATAAGATCAGACCAGAAGATATTCTAGAAGTGCAAGATCTGATTATCCATGATTGGATTTATGGCGAGAAGGAGAGTATCACACTTAGAGTACAGAATGGCAAGCTTTATAATACTAATCCATATAGAGAAATGCTAGACGACCTATCAGATCCTACTCCTGGCAAAATTCAAATTAAAGATAGTACTAAATTAGAACTAGACTTGCAGAAAAAGAGAGATCGCCTAGCTAGACTCAAAGCAATGGATCCGCCTGTCTCGGAAACAATTCTAGAAACTGAACGTGGATTTATCGAGTCTGCTGAAAGAAGGCTCAAAGAGCATATGGAAGATCCAAGTACATGGCTTCATGATACTGTAGGTAATCTTCGCCTTAGAGAAATGAAGAAAAAGATGGTTGATAAAATTGTTGATCGTGGCTTCATGTCCAGGAAAGAAGCAAACGCAATGATGCAACGAAAAGCATGGGATGATGCTGCTGCTGTAGCACAGTATGTGACTAGTAAACAATGGACTAGTAAAATTCCAGAAATCTTTTACAAAGATCCAAAAGTTCAGGGGGTGATGAATGAAATTAAAGCGCTCATAGAGAAGCATTATGGGAATGAGGGCGCAAGAGATATCCTTAAAACAACTGAGCCTGCTGGGGAGATATGGAACATTGTAGATAGGGCTGTCAGCCCCGGAGAAGGCATGCCGCCTAGGTTTGCTGATAGAATCCTAGCAAATATATTCCATAATCAGTCAGTACACTGGTTAAGAAATAAGACAGTTAGAGATTTAGTTATTGATAGATTATCAGAACTAGATCCTGCAGTCCCCAAGAAGGAGTGGAATAGAATTCTTAATAACATGGTTGAACCATCACTTACTGAGGGTGTGTTTGAATATAGACTAGAGCTTCCAAATGGTAAAGTGATTAGTACCATGGAGTTAATAACAGACACTGTCGAGAAGCTTCCTGCAGAAATAAAGAAAGATATACGAGCAGAGGCTTGGATGCAGATTGGTTATGAAGTTGCTGCCGATATACAACGACGCCAATTAAGACAAGGACTTCACACAGAATCTACACGCTTTTTTAATAAAGAAGGTGGAACACAAATAACTGATTATGTTAGAAATATAGTCAGAGGCACATTACTTGATAATGAAATGCTTCCCCAATCAATTAAGAGATTTAAATTAGCTCAGGTTCTAGAAGAGCTAGAAGCAAATAAAGATAAATATGTTAAAAGTATAGGGTATACTCATCTTGATTATGCAGATAACCTCTTAAGAATCAATAAACTTATTCGTACTCTCAGCAAGTATGAACCACCCGAGGGCATCATTCGTAATTATGTTGGGCGTGATGTTACTGCAGTTAATCGTGGTTTAAACTCTACTCTAAGTTGGCATATCAAGACTTTGAATACTGCTAGAGATGCTAATAGCATGCTTTGGAGAATCACAACAGGTATTAAGGCGCACCTTACTGCTTTGAACCCTAGTGCTACAGTAACAAACTTCATGGCAAATGTTTTTGTACAGAGCCAAAAGAGAGGAAAAGGTCCACTAGGTGTCATAGCCGATCTAGTTGATAGTGGAACTGTATATAAGCAATATTTGGAAGGTAAATTACCTAGTCATTTAGCAGACTTAGAGCCTTTCCTTAAGGAAGTAGAAGCCTCAGGGTTGTTAAATACAACTGTTGTAGAGGCTGAGTTGGGATCCCTTAAGAATCCTGCTGCAAGTTATTGGGGAAAGACTTGGAGAAAACTAACTGCACAAAAGACATTAACTGGTTTATATCGTTTTGGTGATAACATCTTTAAGTTTGATCAAGCCTTAAGAGGTATAATATCACTTCGAAATCAACTTCGTCATTTTGAGATAGGTGATTTTTATGTGCTTGAAATGACAAAAGATAGGAAAGGTATACTTGCTAAAACTAAAGAAGGTTGGGAATTAAAAACTCCCGAAGGTACCAAGCAACTTAGCGAAAAAGAGTATAGAAAAGTTGTAGTAGATGCTGCTTCCAAGATAGCACAATCATTGTTCTTTGATTATAGTGAAGCTTCATTATATGCTAAAGCATTAAGAACTGCACCAATAGTTGGTACTGCATCACCATTCTACATTTGGCAACATAAGGCAGTAGATATGCCGGGTAAGCCTGGACTATTATCTGCAATATTGCCGGGTGGTGAAGAGATAGCCGGCTATACTAATAATAAAAAAGTACGCAGGATGCAGGATAAGGCTGCACTTAAGCTATCTGCAAGAAGAGTCATGTCCATTAATGGTATGCGCAATGCATTGATGGATAAGGATCGTGATGAAGTAGCAAAGATACTGACGAGAGTACCAGGGAATCTTTCACCTGTATTATTGCAAGACATTACTAATCCTGAGTTTTTACAATTTAATAGGTGGGAAAGTGTTAACTTTGGAGAGCCAACCTTAAAGGTGTTGGGGATTATACAAGGCTTAATTCATAGAGCAGCACATCCAAACTTAAGAACTGAAGAAGGGTTAAGAGAATTATATCCAATACTAAAAGACGGTGGTATTGATTGGGAACTTAAAACTTTGCCTGAAAAAGAAAGGAAGAGGATCCTAACAGTTCGGAAGATGGTACTTAAGAATGAGGCTAATCAGTACTGGAGTATAGCAGACGTAACAAGACTAGCTGGTTTAGCCGGCGGTCCTTTTGTTGACTTCCTAGAAGAAGTATCAACTGGAGAAAGAAGACTTACTGATCCTACCTTGGCTGAAATATATCGTGATTTTGGTATGGTCATGTTCGGAGGCGCCGTACATAAGGTTATGGATATAGCAATTGCTTCTGCTGATCCAACTTCTGAATGGAGTACTCGAAGGTATGCAATTGCTGATGACTCAACAGACGTAGAAGACTTTACTAGGTGGGCTGTAAGGAAGATTACTGGTAGAGGTTGGCAGAAGGTTGATACCAAAGAAAAGGTTAATAATTATTTTAAGAAGGTTGGGTCTGGGTTAAGATCATCTATTTCTAGAGAGATGAAAATAAAAGCCAAGAAACTGTCAACACTAGGTCAGACAAGTGAGGCAAAGATGTATCTAGAAAAAGCAGCTATGATTGATCATATAATTAAAAATGAGCTTGCTGCTGAAAAGAAGAGAATCCTTGAGATTATCCACCACACTGGGAAATCAGGGGAAGGTAGTAAAAAATAAGATATATAAAACGAGGAGGATTTTACAATGGCAACAGTAATAAGTTTGAATAATCGATTAACGGCAGGCAATCCAGTACTGGATACTGAGGCAACTATTGTGGCACATGCAGCTAATGCAGCAGATGGTACTTTGGTTGCACTTGTGGATGCAGTTGATCTATCATCCGCCAGGTATATTCTAATTTCTAATACATCAGGAGGCAATGCTTATTTGCATGACGGCTTGGCTGGTGACGCAGGGGTTGGTATTCTACTTACCCCTAATGCAACACTAGAATTAGAAGTAGCAAATATACCTAGCGATTGGGCGCTAGAATGCGCCGGTGTAGTTTACGTAATGGTATTACGATAGGAGGAATAGATAATGGCTTTACCATATGAGAGACGCAGAGAAGCTGCTAATGAAATAGAGCGGCGATTAATGGGCAATCCCCATGGGGGTAATAGTGCGGGCGCACCAATTGAAGAAGGTAAGTTAACCAAGATACCCGGCATCGTTGATGAAGTTGGACCTCCTGGCATGCCTACACCTGATGTTGTTGAGAAGTTAGAAGCGTTAATTGTTCAGTGGAAACCCAAATCTAAAGAAGGTAAACGATATGAGAAGGATCTACAAAAAGTTGTAGACTCGCTTAAATCATTGCAACGAGATGTTGAACCTGAATTAGATGTAAAGGGATACTGAGTGATTGCTTACAGTAAAAGGAACTAAACTAGTACTAATGGATGAAGACGTTAATACAGAATTGTTGGACTTTAGATTGAATGCAACCGAAGAAAGGTTAGCTAGTCTAGAGAATCATTTTGAGCGCATGTGTGTACAGATATCTGAATTGACAGTCATCGTGCAATTACAATCACAACAGCTTGGGATCCTTAAGTGGGTTGCTATGGTGACTTGTGCTGCACTTATAGGAACGACAGTGAAGGGGTTTATGTAATGACCCCAACCAAAGCAAAAGCTAGAAGGAAGGCTGGACTTAAGAAGTTGTTGAAGAAGTTTAAAACCTTTAAAGGTAAGGTTAACTACGTTAAGAAACACATACCTGATATCAAAGATCCGGAGGCATTTGTTGTATCTGTTGTAGGTAAGAAGAAGTAATGGCTAAACAAGAACAGGGAAAAGGGCGAGGGTTTCTAGAAAGCACTACTGAAGATGCTATGATAGAAGCCAGACGGGATGCTGCTAGAATGCTGCATGGTATGAAAGGTATTGTTAAACTAGAAGATCTTTACAAGATGAAGGCAAAGATGGATGATAATAGAAGGAGATATAGAACATCTTCTTATGCGTACAATGATGCAGGAAGGCGTTTAGAGAAACACTATCACGATAAAACTGCACCTAGAACTCCAGAATATGAAGCTAAACTAACAAGACTATTTGAAGAAAGAGACGCAGCCGGTAGGGAGATAGTGACAATTAACAAAGAGTGGCATCGTTTAGTAGATCAGTATCAGAGAATATTGAAACAATACAACGAACAAGAATCACTTAACCCACCTGAAGATAATGACTTAATGGATTAATGGAAACTGTACCTATGTGTCTAGACCCTGGAATCATAGTTGAATTAGGCAATACCTTTATGATATGCGTTGGCATCATATCATTGTTAACTGCAGTAGTAATCCTTATAAGGAACAGGTAACCCCCTTACCTAACAATAGGATATACAATGGAATTCCCAGTAAAAGATAATAAAGTTTGGAAAGCAATTGCTGCATGGAAGAAGTGGTGTAAAGAAACCGGACTAGTAGAAGAAATCAAAGATCGGAGATACCACCAGAGTAAATCCAGAAGGCGTTACTTGAAGAGAAAAGCACGAAGGCATCATAACTCTACGACTGAATGATATAGTAAATCTTTTTCAGTTTCTTTTTGTCATCTTTCTTAATCTGTTTCAGTAATACTGTAATTATTTTATCAATATCAACACACCTTAACATCAACTAACCCTCCTCCTATATCTATCCTTTCATCTAAAAACCTCCACCCCTCTCCCTTACCTAACAATCAACAACATCTGAACAAACTTCTACCAATCTGGTATATTTAAAATATGAGGACGAAGGAGGTGATTAGTTCTCATAGGGGGTTCTTGACATTCCCCCTCTCTCCGTAAAAAAAAGGAAGCAACTGGGATGTTCATTCCTGCTGTTTAAACGACGTCTCCTAAAACTGATTTAACTATGCTACCTTTCCCACTCTCTCAAATGAGGGTGGGTTTTTTTTTATTATTGTATCTTTTTTCTTAAACAACTACTTACTTTTGTGGTATAGTAGTATTACAAACCAAGTCATAGGAGACGTCAAGGAATGAACAAACTAACATCAGAACAAAGAAACTTCATTATCGGTCAATTATATTTCAACCGAATCAATGAGCACAAATTCCACCCTAATAACAAGGACTTCGGACCACTCAATGCTTCGAAGTGGCAGAAGGTATTTGGTGGAGGCTATAAGAATTACCTATCTGAATACTTTGAGGTTGTTGATAACAACTTTATTAAAGGAACAAAGGGTGTCAAGGGAGTTACAAAGGCTTATAGACCTCTTAAAAAGATTAAGCAATCAGCCAAACTGTTAAGGAATGTAGCCCCATCCACCCCCTTACCTAACAATTACAAAGTCCTACCCAATAAGAAACGCTTTGAAGAAGTCCTTTCAGGTGCCTTCAAGGTTGAAAAGCAACACCACTTAATCCCCGTTCAGTTCCTCTACAAGAGGATTAATGAAGATGGTTTCATTTATGAAACATATCAGCGCACCTTTGGTGAGGGAGGAAGAAGGTTTGTTGTTGGCTGTGGTGTGCAGCAACTACCCTCATACCTGAGGGACTATCTTTTCCCACAACTGAATGATTACGATATGGCAAATGCCTTACCGACAATCCTTAACCAGATGATTAAAGGTTTAGAATATGAAACACTAAACCAATATGCGACAAAGCGAAACACTTTCTTTAAGCAAACCTTTGATAAGACTGACTTAACCTACAAAGAACAAAAGAAGATATGTTTAGCAGTTATGTTTGGTGCTACGATAGGAGGTAAGTCTATGCAGGATATTGTAGGAGATATGCATAGGTTGAAAGAAGCCTTCCCAAACCTCTCAAAACTTAAAGAAGAACTGTATGACCTATCAACTATATTAAGTTGGGATTCAAGGTATGCTCCGCTATGGGATAAAGCGGACAATAATAATAAAAGGTTTCTAGCATTGATAGCACAGTATCACGAAGATAAAATCTTACAATCAATTGAGAAATATTGTGAGAAGAAAGGACATAGAGTTGATGTGTTAATGTTTGATGGTTTTATGAGTGAGGATGAAATTGATTTAAATGATTTAGAAAGTTTCATTTATAAAGACACAAATTTTAGAATTAAGATGGTTAATAAATCACAGACAAAAGGAGTTAAGTGATGAGTGAAAGAGAAACGATAGAGAAGATTTATAAGTTTATGTCCAGTGAGGACAGAACAGAGGAGGAGAAGTTCTTCTTTAAGGCTCTTCTTAAACTGGAAGAAATTCCTTGGAACCCGAGTAACAATATGAGGTTGTCTAATTGGTTTGGAAAGAAGAAGGATACCGGTATATCCAGAATGACCTACTATCGTAAGTTGAATAGGTTCCACGCAGATTTACAGGACTATCTTTACAATGGAACAGAGTGATAAAAAGAAATCATCCAAGCGTTTAGTTTATGATGGTGCCCAAAAGGATTGGGAAGTATTGGAACACCCGCTATACAAAACATATTGGAAGATGCGATTGGTGGCAATTGAAAAGAACAGGGATGCAGAAACGTTCTTATCAAAGAAGCCAAATAATGTAGAGCGCATTGCAGCACACACAGCAACGATGACAATGATAGCAGTATTAGACCAAGTGCTCATAGCACTTCGTGATTATTTACAAAGGAATTAATATTATGAAAAAGGAATGGTTAGAAGGATTGATATCAGAAACGATATCACAAATTAAACAAAGTTTAGATAGAATATATCTGAAAGATATGGGTGATATGAAGAGGATTGATAATGTAAAAGCAACTTACTTTATTGTGAAGAGAGAAATACAAAACCTCCTACATACATTGGAGAGTAATACAGCAGATACAATCAACAAAAGACACACAGATGTAATAGATATAATGAAAGAATTTCAGAAGAGAATTGAAACAGAAGAGTGTAATGTGTTGTATGCAAAAGCAACTAATAATAGAAGGGTCATTAAGTTTATAAGACAATGCTGCACCTTTCTAGAAAATATTCATATAGCATTCCACTGTGATACACCAAAGGAAAGACGCAAAGAAATTGTTGAACAATATACAGGAGATACAAATGGATGAAACAGATACCTTGCAAGATACACAAATTAAAATATTTAATAGACCCGGAGACACCATCACAATGTGCTCACCCTCAGTGCATAATCAATTCAATAGCACACACAGCGAAGAGAGGAAAGAAAACAAAGATCCTTTGGCAGATGATATGTGCTAAAAACCTACAAGAAGATTGTGGTTCGTATGTTATTGAGGAACTGTTGTCTTACTGTAAGAAGAAGAAAGATAAAGGGCAGCATTGGTATCCGCTAATCAATTGGCATTGGTTAAGATTTAAGTTGTTGAACTTTGTAGAAACCCACATTAATAAAAAGAAGTATGATGTTGAATTGTTAGAGGACATAGCAGACGCATCAATTACAGAGGCATCGTATGTTGTTGACAACGAACATAAAGATAATGCTTACCGAAAGTTATTATACAAAGAGGTAGCAGATTATGTTGAAGGAAAGTATGGAGCGCATTGGGTATTGTATCTTCAAGATGCTATCTCAATGTTAGATGTGGTAAAGATAGAGAGTGAAAGGTTCAGCGTCATTAGTCCAAAGGCGAAGGCAATAAAGAAAGATGTATTCAATTGGGCGCATCGGAGGTATCATTATAATAATGAAGATTAGTCAAAGGCAGGAGACATCACTATGATTAATACCATAGGCATCACACTACTGGTCATCGGTTCAGTGATAGCCACCAAAGAATTTATTTCAACTTACTTCAAATAATCCTTGACATTTATGTGCTTTTGGGTTACAATTATACTACTTACTAATAGAAGCAAAGAGGTTGCGATGGAAATTAAATTCAACAAAATGAAAATAAACCTTTACAACCGTAACCTTTCTTGTTATAATGGTATTAGAAGTTAGGGAAGAAAGGAGATAAACAATGAAGATATGCAGAGATTGTGAAGAAGGATACGTATGTGAAGGAGGATACTACAACCCTGTTACAGAGTTAGATATCCCTCTCTTTACTATCGCACAGCGGAGGAAGATGTGGAAGTGTATTGATTGTGATTCACCGAACGTTGGTGAAATGGAAGATGGTGAAATGATATGCGCTGATTGTGAAGAAGAAGTATTAGGAATATGGAAAGAATATAAAGGTGGTATAATGACTAGTCACAATTACCCAATGGTAAAGAGGTTGGGGTTAGACCAATGAACGTAACCTATCATCGTTCAGAATTAATTGAGGCAGAAGTAAAATAAAGGTATACAACCATAACAGTTTATGTTATAATAGTATTAGAAGTTAGAGACACAACAAGGAGAAACAAAATGTCTAATCAATTTCAAGTTAGTTTTAGAGAAGAAGGTGCCGATAAGGGTTACCGAAAGAGTGTAGAGATGGTGAAGGTTCCTGTATGGGAAGTGTTCTACTACATTTGGAATAAGTATGAGGGTGAGTTGTTGAAGCAAGAATACTTTACCAATAAGGAAGATGCTGAAAAGAGAGCGGAATGTTTCCGGAACTATAAGCAAACGATGCCGGGTAATGGTGATGATTTGTGGTGGGACTGTGGTGATGATACGAAGGTTGGTAGGAACATTAAGGTTCAGCAACTGGAAATCTACAACGTTGTAGACAATGGTTCAGTCAGTGCTCCATTCCACATTGATGAGAAGTTCCATAAGGAGGTGGCGTAATGTTTGTGTGTA